TAAAGCTTACTGTCATATTTTGTCTTTGTTCTTCAGATAAATTTGATGACTTCTTAGACATATCTTCAAAGTTTTTAATTACCTTGTCTTTAGCTTCTTTAGTAAATTTATCACTATTGATTCTTAGATCCATAAGACTACTTGAAGCTTTCTTATCCATATCTAAGTAGGATTGAACAGCTTTTTTAGTAGATTCACTAATCTTAATAGTACCAGTTTGAACTTGTGTCGTCATTTCTCCATGAGCTGTAGAAACTTTTTGAGTTGAATAAACTGCTTTATCAGCAAATAAATCAACTGCTGGAGTTGCTTCAGAAGTTAAATGCTTATAAGTTTTATATCCAGCATATCCTATTGCTGCTATTGCTCCAACCCCTATCGCTATTGGTGCGGCTACGGATGCCAATGTTGCTCCTAGTCCTGTTGCGGCTACACCAGCTGCTCCTGTTGCTAATGTTACTCCTTCAGCCGCAGCTGCTACTCCTGTTGTAGCTACACTTGCAACTTCTGCTCCAGTAGAAATTAAACCTAATCCAGTTGCTAATTTACCTCCAACTTTTATTAAAGTACCAGCTCCACTTATTGTTTTTCCTAATCCTGATACTAAAGGTGGTAATGCAACGGCTGCCATTCCAGCTTTAACTATAAAGTTTTGGGTTTCTGGTGATAATTGACTAAATTTATTAGCTAAATCACTAACTTCATTAGCTACATTAGTTATTGTTGGTGCTAATGCCTCAAATACTTTTATAGCACTTCCTTCTAATGCAGATTTCATCTCTGAAATAGATCCTTTTGCATTTGTACTCATGGTCTTAGCCATTCTATCTGTTGCTCCATTGGAACTATCTATTGCATCAGATAGTTTATTAAAATCTTGGTCAGATGCATTTATTATAGCTAACCAACCAGACATTGCTTCTTTACCAAATAAAGTTGAAATTGTAGCTGCTTGAGTAGATTTATCAAGTTTTCCAAATTTATTCCTTAATTCAACTATAACTTCTTTAAAAGATTTCATTTGACCTTTACTATCTTTCAAAGAAATTCCATATTTATTCATAACCTTAGCCATTTCTTTACTAGGATTTACCAAATTAGTTAATCCTGCTCTCAAGGCTGTACCAGCTTGTGATGCTTTGATCCCACTATTAGCCATAAGACCGATAGCTAGTGCTGTATCTTTAGCTGTATATCCTAAAGAACCAGCTACGGGGGCTGCGTATTTAAAAGTTTCTCCCATCATGCTTACATTTGTATTAGCGTTACTACTTGCAGCAGCTAGAATATCACTAAACTTACTAGCATCTTTAGCAGTCATATTAAAAGCTGTTAAAGCATCTGTAACTATATCACTAGTAGTTCCTAATTCTTCTCCACTTGCTATAGCTAGATTAAGTATAGGCTGGATACCATCAAGCATATCTCCTGTTTTCCAACCCGCCATTGCCATATACTCTAAACCTTGTCCAGCTTCACTTGCACTAAATTTAGTTTTAGCTCCCATTTCTTCTGCTTTAGCTTTTAGCTTTTGAAAGTCTTCTCCAGTAGCACCACTTATAGCTGAAACTTTATCCATCTCAGCTTCAAAGTCCATTCCAACTTTTGCAGCAGCTATTCCAACTCCAGCTAATGGTAAGGATACTCTTGTAGTAAGTTTATCTCCGACAGAACTTATTGCTCCACCAGCCTTTTGCATATGGGTTCCTAGTTTTTGAACATTAAAAGAAGCAGAATCAATAGCCCCACCATTATCTTTTATTTCTTTATTAAACTTATTAATAGAATTTGTGGTTTTATTTATTTCTGCTTCTGTTTTATTAAGTTGAGTTTCATAACCCTGTATTCTTTTAGCACCATTTTCTACACTAGAATTAACTTTATTATATTCTTCTTGCAATTCATCTAATTTCTTTTGAGAGTTAGCTACAGCTTGATTATTTTCTCCATATACTTTTTTTAAAGATTCTAATTTAGCTTTCTCTTGTTCTAAAGATTGTTTTAATTTTTCTCTCTTTTCTATATTAGATTCTAATTTTTCTGTTGTTTTAGCAATACTATTTTTATAAATTTCTAGCTTCTTATTTTGAGATGCAAGTTGAGATTGTAAGGATTCTTGTACTCTTTTTATATTAGCTGTAGTTCTTCCATAAGCTTCAAGTCCAGATGTTGCTGCTTTTAAATAGTTTTTATTTTCTTTTAAAGAAGAGTTAATTCCTTTTAATGTACTATTATATCCAGTATCATCTAAAATAAATTTGGTGGTAATTCTTCTATTTACATCATTACTTATAATAATTACCTCCTTTCTTTAGTTTTATAAACCTAAATCATCTATAAATACTGTTTGATGAGTATTACTAGTATTATTAGGATTACTTTCATTTAAAGAATTAGCAGACATATATTTTTCGAGCATTTGTCCTATTTCGTAATATGTGCTTTCAAAAAATTCTTGTCTGCTATAATTCAAATGTTTTTTTGCAATAAAAAAAAGCTCGTATATATCAAACGGCTTTTCATTTTTATCTATGCTTTTTTTTTATCATTATTTTCTTTATCTTCTTCATCAGTAGAAGTTTCTTTTATTCCTCTCCAGTCTGCATATAAGTCAAATGCAAAGTTTAATATTTTCTCAGAAATTTGGTCTGGAGTTAAATTTTCTACTAATTCTTCAAATGTTAATTTTCTACTTATACAAGATGCAGAAACTAACTTAAAGGCATTGTTATATATATTTTCTCCAAATAAAATTCCATTAATTACAGTACCATAATTGTCATATATTTCATCGATATCAATTACAGTTTTATTTGTCATTTTAAATTCTAATTCTTCTTCACCTATTTTAAATTTTCTTATCATTAATTATCATCCTTTCTTATTTTAGTGTGATTCTTCACTTACAACTTTTTTAGGCGTTGGTATATAAACTTTCTTAAAGAAATTATCTATTTTATCTTGGCTTACATTAGGAGAATCACTATCAAATTTATGTTTATATAATCCATTACTTAAAGGTCTAAAAGTTGCTTTAAGTTTTGTATATGCTGGGTTTGTTTTATCTTCTTGTTGTTGTAAATTGATATCGTATGGTTCGAATTCTCCAGCGTAAAAAATCATAAATCTATCTCCGCCTTTTGCTTTAGGACTTTTAAACATCATTGCTACTGTTGGTGCTTTATCAGAATCCCCATAGATAATCCCACCATCTTCAGCAATTTGATGACCTAATAGGTAAGCTTCCTCTTCGTCATTTAAACTAACTACATCTACTGTTACATCTATACTAGATACATTACTAAGTTGTGTCATTAGTCTACCATCTCCACGAATTGGGGTAGATTGAATCTTAGGCTTAGCTCCAATTTGTCTTACTCCAGCAAACCATTTAGGAGCATCATAAGTTGTTTTAGTAACATCATCTGTATTTTCAGATGATAGTTTTGCAAAATGTAATCTTTCTACGTTAATTGTTGGCATGTTATTTTGTTCTATTGTCATATTAAAATCATCCTTTCTTTTTATAATGTAATATTAAATCTCATTGCTTTATGATAAAGTTTAGTTTCTTTTTCATAAGCATCAAAAACGTTTTCTTTTATAAATCCATTACTTAGCATGGCTTTTCTAATTTCTTTTTCTAACTCAAAGAATTTTTCATCAGCTTTATATGAGAATATATCAACTTGAATTCTATAAGTAGTTAACATTTCTCGACCATCACCATAATCTTCTCCATATTCATTTAATATTTCATATTCAACATACTGTCCTTCTTTAGGAATATTGGGAATATGCAAATAATAAACCTTATTATCTACTGTAAGATTGGTTATTGGTTTTATATTTAATGTTTTAAATAATAATTTTTTTATATCCATACTTACCTCACTTTATTAAATAAGACTTCAGTTGAAGCTTTTATGGCTTCATTTATACTAGAATCTACTGCCCTATCAAAATAGCCTACATGAGCTTTTTGTTGTGAAGTTCCAATATCCTGGAATCTATCGTAGAACGCTCCAGAATGAGCAGTACCTTCTATAGCTAGACCAGTATTTTCTACTTTTCTTTTAATTTTAGATAATCTTCCAGTTTTCTTAGGAGAATTACTCTCTATAGAGTCTGCTATAATATTTAGTCCAACTTTCACAGCTTTCTTTTTAGTAGATTCATCAAGTTCTAGATTTCTTAGTAGTTCTTCAACTTCTTCAAAACCTTCTAATTCTATAGTTGCACTCATTTAAGTTATTACCTCACACTTGATATCTATGTATTTATGTAAATTCATCCAATCACTTATAAATAAAATATTGTATTTACATTCATTGAATTCAATTTTAAAGTTTCTTATTTCCTTTGGGTTTAATAATTGCTTTAATTTATTACAATATCGAACTGTAAAAGTCACTATATTTTCACTATTAGTTGTTTTAGCTGCAATAAATTCTTTACCACTAATTGTTTTAAATTCAGCCCAACAAGAATAATAGTCAATTAAACTTTCTTCAGTTGTCCCATAATCATTTTGTATGGTTTCAATTTTCTTAAATGTAATTCTTTTATCTAATTTAATCATCTGAATCACCGCAATTAGCTAATATATCTAAGATAGTAGAAGAAATTTTATCATAGCCACTTTTTTTATTATCTAAATAAAGTTCTCTATTTTCATATAGGTCACTAACAATCTTTTTTATAAGTAATTCAGATAATTTGATCTTATCTTCATATTCTTTATATTTAGTTCCACAGCAAGCATCAATGTATATTTGAGCTTGTTGTATAAAACTTTCTATTAAAGAATCATCATCTTCAAAGTCTACTTTTAAGTAATTCTTAGTATCACTTAGTAGTACCATAGAATCTCTCCTTTCTTATAATAAAAAAGAAGGGAGATTAATCCCTTCTAAATTAAAGTTCTATTTTACTTATAGTTCTTTTAGATCCACTTACTACATCTATTCTTTCTAAGATACTCCACATATTTGTATCATCTTTAATTTCTTTACCAGTTGCAACTGTTATTTGTTTTCTATCTATAAATTTTACAGCTTCTTTAAAGTTTAAAGTAAAGAATACTGCTTTCTTTTCTTTACTTGGAGTAACTAAACTATCATCAAACTGAACAATAGGTTTATTATGGAAGTATTCAACTCCATTAGCTCCAACTGTAATTAAATTTAAAGGTCTTCCTTGCTCATCCTTCTTATTATTTAATAAACAATAACCTGCACTATTACATAATGTAATAGCTCCAGCCTTTGCAGATGGAACTATACTATCTAGGGCAGTTTCTATAGCATCATAGTCAGTTGCACCTTCAATTACTTTAGCATTTTTATTTATAATTGCTAATATCTTTTTATTTTCTTTGATTGTAGAAATTTCACTAAAGTTATTTCTTATTAAATGATCAACTTCAACGGCTGAGTCATCCACAGTTTCAGAACCAACTTTTTGAAATAAACCTACTTTAGTGCATTTAAATGAAACGTCAGTTGTTACTAAATTACCTTCTACTATGTCTTGTCCTTCTACTATATCTGCAAGTTCATTTTGGTCATAATCGACTACCGGAATTGTTCCTTCATTCTTTGTAACAGGTTTTATATCACAATACTGTTTTAATGATCCAAATCCTTTTTTTATTTCTATAAGATCATTTACAAATTGTTTTGGAATTATAGCTGTGTTTCCAGAACTTACTATTGTACTTCTTTCTTCTTCAGATAATTCCCCTACTTTATTTAATGCAACACCAGCAATTGCTCTTAATTCCATTTCTTTTGTACATTTTCTATTTTCCATTCTTAAATCATCCTTTCTTTCTTCTTTTTGTCTTTTTAAATCTCTAATTTCTTCTTGTTCTAATTCTTCTTCTATTTTTAAAGTTTCTTTTAATTGTCTAAGTTCTTCCATTTTAGCCTTAGCACCATCTATATCTTTAGAATTAGTTAGATTTCTAATTTCTCCAGTTAAACCTTTTATTTTTTCTTTTAATTCATCAATTCTCATATTAAATAATCCTTTCTTTAATTAAATTTTTGTATAAAAAAAAGAACTACTATAGTAGCTCTGCTTCAATTTCTAATAATTCAATTTCTTTTTCTAAATCTCTTAATTCTTTAGCTTTTTCAACTTCTTTATTATGTAGTTCAAAGCTTCTACAATTAGCTTCACTATCTAAATAAGCTGGGAATGGAGTAATAGTAACTTCAATTAATTCAAGTTCTTTTATAATTCTTAAATCAATTTTATCTTCTGTGTAAGTCCATTCATCATCAGTTACCCAAAAACCAAAGCTACATCCTTCTAAATCACCAGATTTAACAAGTTCTGCAATATCACTAGCATAAGAAATATTAGGATTTATTCTTAATTCAAAATGTAGCCCTATATTATCTACATTAAGTTTTAAACTTCCACTTCTAGTAGAACCTAAAATCATATCTGCATTATGATTATACATAGCATATATATTATGACCATCAGCTAAGGTTTTATCAAAAGCACCTTTAGACACTTCTTCATAAAATCCCATGTATTGACTCCTGGTATTAAACTTATTTATATATCCACTTATAATTTTTTCACTAGAATTTTCTTCTGTTCTAGTTTCTAAATCGGTGGCAATAAATTTCCTAATCTCCTTCTGTTTCTTTTCCAATTTCAGCACCTACTTTCTTTAATGTTATTTCATTTAGATATTTTAAATCATAGTATCCGCTTGGAACTAAGACAGTATCACCACCATCTATCAATCGTTCACCTAACTTTCTTCTTGCATCGTTAATACTATAAGCTCCATTCTGTAGATATTTACAAATTATATCTGCCTGTGTTTTGGCATCTGTTCTTAACATAACAGACTGATTAAATCTACATTTAAATCCATTTTCTCTATCTATAGAACTTAAATATTTATAATCTAATTCTTGTTCAATTTGTTGGAATTTAATTAATAATGTATCAGCTAAAAATCCTAAGTTTTGCATTTCCATATTGTTATTATTAGAATCACTTAAATCATTGATCTGTGCTGGGCTTAATCCAAAACAATTAGCTATTTCTCTTCTACTTAACTTCCTAAGTTGCTCAAATTGGGCATCTGCAAGAGATAGATTTAAAGTAGATATATTATAACCAGCTGGAATTGGAAAAATCCTATTGTTATTTAAAGAAAATAATCTTTCAAATTTATCTTGTATTTTTTTAAGTTCCTTTGTATCTTTAATATCACTAGTCAGCTGAATTACTGCTTTGTTGGTTAGTCCTGAATCAAATAAATTACTTAAATAATTAGAACTTTTAATATTAGTATTAATTATATTTGTTAGCAAAGATTTATTAGATTTTGTATTTAAACCATCAAAGGTTATTCCAGACTTGTATAAACATAAATCTTCTTCTTTTACATCAAAATTGCTTCCACAAACTGTAATATTATATAATGTTGCATTTTTCTTTAATGTTTTTATTAAACCTAAATTATCTATAATTATGCTTTCAACCTTAGCTGGATATAAATCCATAGTTTCTCTATCTATATATAATCCAGATATACCATAATGTTCTCCAAGTGCTACTAAAGTTCTTATACAATCAACTGCAGTCATGAATGGATTAGGTCTAAGCCTTAATTTATCATGCAATCTATGCTTATAAGCTTCTAATTCACCTTTTTCAGTATCTTGTTTTACTACTATAGGACATTTAGCAACACTTTCTGAAATATATTTAATACATTTAAAATATGTACTTTCTTTTAGTGCATTATCTTCAGTTTCAAAACCATTTTTAAGTAATTCTCCAAAAGTATATTTTTGTAAAGTTTCTTCTGTACTTCTTTTTTCTAATCTATCCCAATACATTACTTACTACCCCCTTTCTGAATAAAATAACTTTCTACAAATAAGCCTAAAGCTAGTAAGTAAAAAGCTATATATTTATTTAATGTAAAAGTAGTTGTAAAGAATATTAGAAAGGATATTTTTATCAATAAATCAGATACAAAAGTTGCATCTTTTAATTTCTTTTTAATAAAATTCAGTAGCTTTTTAATAATAATCCCTCCTTTACCAATCCATTTTTTCTAATGAAGCAAATGGATCATAGTGTTCAATTTCATTATCTTCTATAGCCAATCCTAAACCCATTAGCATAGCTATTATTCCATCGATTTTAAACCTAGATCTCTTTTTACTATATTTACAATCAAGTTGTTCATTATAAACAGCAATACAATTACTAGCCATAAAATCAAATAAACTATTTTTAGCAATTACAAGCCTATTATCTATAAGTAAATTTTCAAAGTCTTTTATGAAAACATTCATAGTAACTGTTCCTTGTCCTAAAGGTGCAACATTCCATTCATCCTCTAATACATTCATAATTGTTGGTGTACCATATCTATCAAATCCAAGTTTTTCAAAATCATATTCATTGCTTAATTTTTTTATGTAATCTAACACACTATTAAATCTTATATAGCGTCCTTCTGTAGCTATTAATTCACCATTTTTAATCCATGTAGAATAAGGATTTTTATCTCTTTCTTCTCTTTCCATTACAGTATCCTTTGCTGTAAATAGATGTGGGAATATATAATATTTATCATCTTCTTCTCTGTAAAAGACTTGGACAAATCCAGTGATATCATTTTGAGATGATAAATCTAAACCACACCAACATTTCTCACCTTTGAAGTCTTCTAATTTTATTTCTTGTATACATCTATTCCATAATTCCATATTAATTGCATTTTTAATATGATCTGTTGCAACATGTTGATTTAAAAATAATCTTCTAAATATATTTTCTTGTAAAGGCATCAAAGATACTCTATTACAAAGGTTAACTATATCTTCTACATTTCTAAATAAACCAAGTGCTGGATTAGCTTTAAACCATTGTCTTACATCATCAATCTCACAATCTTTATCAGCTTCATATATTTTATAGTAAAAAGATTCATCTACACCTTTTCCTTCTTCTATATTTTTAGCTGTTGTATATAATTGCATTTCCAAATTAAAAGGATCTTCACCAGAACTTGCAGTTGTTAAAGTAATTGCTAATGGTTCTTTCCATTGACCTGTACCAGTTTTTAATTTCCCATATATTGCATCACTTTTATATTCATGAATTTCATCACAAGCAAAGCTATAAACTGAATAAGAGTCAGCTCCACCACCATCATTGCTTAAAACTATTAGTTTATTACCGTTATCTTTTCTTATTATTTCTTTTCTTGAATCTGTAATTTTACATTTTTTTCTTAGGGCATTATTGCTATTAACAAAACACTTAAAAGTATTATATAATTCACTTGCTTGCTTAGTTGTATTACCTGTTATAATAAATAAAGCTCCAAATATATCTTTTTGCATAAAGAATATATAACTCATAATAATTCCAACTAAAAAAGATTTAGAGTTTTTTCGCCCAACATTTATATGAGCTTCTCTAAATCTTCTCAAATTATCTTTTCTTCTTTTAACACATAAAATTTCAACTATTATTTCAAATTGAAATCTTAAAATAGTAAATTTCCTAGAAGTTCCTTTATCATTTTTTAATAAACTTATATATTTATAAATTTTTATGCTTTCTTTTTCATCAAAATAATATTTATCATCGTTCCATTTTTCTTTAAGTTCTTCATTGATTTTATCAAGTTGAAAAGTTTGTTTTATTTTATTTTCTTCAAGTAATTTATCTAATAATTCTTCATTAATCATTAAATAACTGCTCCATTTCTCTATCTTCTTCAGTATAGAATTCACCATTATCTTTAGCTTTAGATTTATTCATTCTTGCTCTTGAAGCTGGAGTTAATCCTAATTCTTTCATCCAGTTTCTCATTTCCTGTTCAGCATTCTTTTTAAGTTGACAGTAAGGATGCTGCTGAGGATATCCATTAGGACTTTTTATTATGTAACCTGATTCCTCCAATAAATTAGAAAATTTTAGAACATCTGAATAACAAGAACAATATCTTTCTAATGCTTTAGTATCTATACTTTCAAAGTCTTTTTTCTGTTCTTCTAAAATTTTTAATATTCTTTTCCACTCTTTTTTTCCTTCTTTATCTAAAAGTGAAGGGCATTTTAGTTTAGTCAAATTTATCATCCTCCTTTCAGCACCCCCCCTACCCTAAAAAAACACAAAATAATTTACGGAAGGTTGAGACCCGCGACTTTTTAATTTTTCTAACAAACTTTTTAAACTCCCCCACCTAACCTGAACTCATCCATGAACCTAGCCTTCAAATCAAACAATAATTCTTGCATCTTAGCCTTATTTCCATTATTGTATTCTCTATGCACTATCCTATGGTTTCTTTCTGTTAAGTAAATAAGATTATCTTTATTTAATCTCTTATCAAAATCATCACTTAATTCAATGATATGATGAACTCTTTCTCCTTGAGTAATTCTATTTAACTTATAGTAATCAATTACATCTATTGCTAAGGTATCTCTTATTGCACCTTGCTTAGCTAACTCCCATTCTTTACTTGAATAGAAGTTCTGATATTTCTTTTGCTCTTTATCTTGTCTCCTACGATTAGCATACTCTCTATATCTTTTCTTTTCTTCTTCATCAACTTTCTTCTGATGATAATTACAATACTTTATTCCATCATTCAGGATACGAGTACAACCATGCCAACTACACTGTTTTAATATTGCCATTAGTTAAAAACACCTCCATTAAAAGGATTTTAATTATCTTTTATAGAATTAATTATTTAAGGGATAGTTAAAGAAAGGATCTGATAGTATGGCAAAGAACACAGGAAAAGGTAGTAGAAAAGGTGCGGTAAAAAGTAGAACCCAAACATATAACCCTAAAACAGATACTTGGGTAAAAAGAGATAGTTCAACTGGCAGATTTATTGATGGTAAAACCTCAAGTAGTACCCCATTTAAAGGAGTAACTAAAGAGAACTAATCTTAGTTTAATATCAACTATCCCTTAATTTAGGGTATAAAAAAAGACTCTTACATTAAAGTAAGAATCTTCTATAAGTTACTTATTTAAATCCCAAATAAACTTTGAATTTTCTTTAATTGTATCTTCTTGTTCTTTTACTGAATCTAAATAACCTGATATTATATCAAAATCATCGTTCATTATACTTTTTTTGTTTATCATACTAAGTATAATCTCTGTCATTTTAGGATATCGTTTCTCTAAGTTACCTTCTGCATAAGTACCTAACTTAGCAAGCCATTTTAAGTAATCAGACTTTAACTCATTTTTAATTCCATAACTTACTCCATAAGTATATTCTTCAGTAAATTGATTTTCAAAATTTTTACCTTCTTCTATTAGTTTATCTAACATATTTATCACCTCTAAGAATATTATTCTATAAAAGTAATAAAATTCCTTCAAAATATATAAAAAAAGAACCTAGCTTGTCCAATTGCTAAGTTCTTTACAAAATCATATACATAGCTTTACAATCATTTGTAAAACAACCTTGATCTTTAACCATATATTCATTAAAATCTTCAAAGAAATTTCTATCATAAAAGTTATATGCTTCTGGAACTGAATATAATATTACACTTTTAACACCACAATATTTTTCACCTATATCACGTATTTCGCCAATAACCATACTTAAAATCATATCACTCAAAGTTAACTCTTCTTCATCTTCTGAATATTTCATATGTTGATACTTCTCGTTAACAGCAAACATCTTTATTTCTATAGCTGGTTCATAATGTAGTTTACCCATTATTTTATACACTATAGCACTGCTACATAATGAAAAGTATGCGACTATATCTTTATTTTTCTTATTTATAAATAATTTTGTTACTGTTAATCCCTCATTAAAATCTTTCAAAGCAGAATTATAAAGATAATCATCAATATTTTCATTTGTACATTTAAAATTTTTTATATCATATTTTTGTTCTAAATTATCATCATTAAAATTGATTAAATCTAATTCAATATCTTCTCCTAGAGTCACAATTAAACACCTTTAATAAAATTTTTCTTTAATAAATTAGCTCTTCTTTTTATTTCAGCTAATGCTTTATCATCTCTTTTTCTACTCATAAACTCTTTAACTTTATCATCTCTAACCATAAAAACTGAATTTGAAGGTTTTGTCATTACTGCCATTATAATCACCCTCCTTAATTTAACTTTACCTAACCACTTCTTTATAACCATAATATAACACCAACTTTACATTTTTTCAATAGTTTTCTCTTGATTTAGGCTTATGAAAGTGATAAACTAGTATAGTCGCTTCGAAACAACAACCTAAAATTTGTAAAACCATTTCAGTAATTATTATGTTCTAATCTAAATTTTTAATACATTTCTTTTGAAAATAATCCTTTTAAATACATAATAACCTTTTTATTCTATATAAATTTCAAAAGCTAGTATTTATTTTATGATGTAAATGACGACAATGTCCCTATTTACTAATTTATCTTCTAAAATTCTTTAAAGCATCTTCGTATTCATCATCTACAATATGTGTATAAATCATTGTTGTACTTAGATCTGCATGACCGAGTGCCTTTTGTACTAATCTTATATTCTTAGTTTCTCTTAATAAATCAGTAGCATAAGTATGCCTTAAAGTATGAGGAGTAACATGCTTATTTATCCCAGCTTTAATAGAATAAGTTTCAATCATTTTTCTTATTCCCTTATCATCTAATCGACTCTTTGTTCTACTACAAAACACTAAATCTACAACTCCATATTTATTGCTTTGTTCAATTTTCCAATTCCTCAATATATTTAACATATCTTCATTAACCCATAAGATTCTATCTTTTTTACCTTTACCTTGAACCACTTTTAATTGACCTGACATAAGATTAATATCTTTCCATTTTAAATCTAACATTTCACTTAATCTTAATCCAGTACATAAAAATAGTTCTATCATTACTTTATTTCTTCTACTATTAAAGTATCTTATATTAAATATATTCAATAACTGTTTTTGTTCTTCTATAGTTAAAACTTCTGGTATTTTTCTACCCATTATAATCATCCCTTCAATTTACCCTAATTTACATATTATAAGGTATTATTCACTTATAATTATAACATAATCTTTTTTAATATAAAAACTAGGTATATAAGGGTATTATTCACTAAAAATAAAAGGCTAAGCAATTAAACCTAGCCTTATTCTTCTATATCTTCTATAGAACTTATTTGATCTATATTTATAGTTATTATTTTTCCATTTACAGTTTTTATTGTTTTTAAACCTCGACATTGCACTTTATTACTTTGTCCAAAATTTGTTACTGTATAATGTAATTCATATTCTACAAAATTTCTTCTAGTATCATCAACTAGGAATTCATCACCATTACTCATTTTTATTTTAATCATTTTGTATATCTCCATTCTCTTATCTTTTTGATTTTTAAAATTAATTTAATTTAAGTTTTCTACTCTTGGTATATTTTTATTTTTTTTTAATTCTCTAATTTCTTTATCCTTATCTTGTAGTTCTCTTACTATACTTTCAAAGTCTTTAATTGTTATATTCACCTTAGTATCCATTATTTCTTTATTAATTTTCTTTATTATTTCATTATTCATATTAAAAATCCCCTATTCTAATAAATCTTTATCATATATTGTATAATCACATCTGTATATAAATAAGTATTTTCCATCTATTAAAATACCAGTAGATTTATCCATTCCTGTTGCAAAATAACTAACATTATCTCCAGCAAATGTTGCTAATGGTTGTCCAGATTGAGATCTAATTAATATAATTTTGCTTTTACCAATTGTAATATTTTTAGCACTATTAATTATTCTATCTATAATAGGTGTTGAATTATCATTATTCTGAACATCTATTTTTTTATTATAATCTTCAAAAATATTAACTAAATCAGTTTCATGCATAACTAAACTACTCCCTACATGAATTAGTTGTTTTTCTCCAACTGTAATATTTAATACAGATGATTTTTTTATAGTATTTCCTTTTTCGTCTGTTTGTTTAAATTCATCGTCAGTATTTACATCAATAGATTTTCCTTGTATTCTATCTATCACATTGCTATTTTCATCATAAGTCTCTATTATTGCTTCTCTTCCATTAAAAGCTGATTTTAGCTCACCCATTTCATTATCAAACAAATTACAACCAGTTAATACAAAACTTATGATAATAACTGTTCCTCCTAATATTAATGATTTTTTAATTTTCATATCCATCTCCTATACTCTTACTTCAAACCAAATTATATCTAAACATTTTCTAAAAATTTCACTTATTTCTAATCCATATTTTTCAACCATTTCTTCATAATTTTCATAAAACATTTCATCTATATTAGGATATTTATTTATCATAATTAAGGCTATTTCTTCATCTAACAAATTTTCAATTCCTATCATTTTTGATAAAATCCTTTTTTCTTTCTTTGTAAACATACTATCACTCATATAAACACCCCACTACTTCTCCATTCTCATCTATAAAAATTAAATTATCTTCAGCTTCTATGTAACTTATGTCTCCATACTTCTCATAAATTTTTTCTACTTTTATTAATTCATTTTTCCAACTAGGATCTGCTAATCTACAGAATTCTTCTAGCTGGAAAATAAGATTGATGATACTATTATTATCCATCAACATCACCTAGGATTTCTATAGACTTCCACCTTAATGGATCTGGTTCATCTGGCTCTACATATTTAGTCTTAATTCCTAAATCCCTAAAAATGTATATTAAACCTTGGCGTTTATAATTAACTTGGTTAAGCTTATTGAATAAATCTCTCTGATTTTCTTCCTTTAATAAGTTGCCATTACCTTTTAAATAATCACTTATTATTTTCCTAGCTTGTCCATTTAATTTTTCAATTTCAACATCTTCTAAACTCTCTACATCCATTACTAAACTAACTACTTTCATAGCTTCCTCAAGTAACATTGCAGCTTCTTTCTGTTTTTTCTTAGCACTTTCTAACATTCTCATTATTTGTTGTTTCTTACTCATAAATTCTCCTTTTATATCCGTTCTTATATTTTCTAAGTATCTTCACTTAGGATAAAAAGGTAATTCCGTTATTTAGTAGTACCTACTACCATCCTCTGTATCATCACAGGGTAAATTTAAACTTAAATGAGATAGCACCTAAATAGATGCATCTCCATGTAAATAAACAAAACGTAAAGATAAATTTGTTAATGAGCAAACACATTTTGAGATATAAAAACATATCTCATTTAAATTTAAATTTATTTTTTTGCATAATAAAAAGCCTAGGATTAACTAAGCTTAAAATCTCTATTTTATTAAAAATTTTTGAGTATATAGATAAGTTGCATAATATAAAGAAAAATCTAACAATGTCATATTTCTAAGCTCATCATCGTTTAGTATTTCTAACAACCAATCTAAAAAAATATCTAGGTCTTCTATATTACTAATCTTAACAGTAAATTTATAAGCATTAGCAATTATTTTCCTAACACATTTTTTATGCATGTTTACATCAACTATCTTCATAATTAAAACAAGTGATCTTCTTTTTATTAATGTATAAATTAAAGAGATCGAAATATGATCTATTTGTAATTTCAACAATCCACTTCTACTTGAAAATAAAAACCTTACTAAATTTTCATTCTTAGCAAACTCACGATTTATTAGTTTTTCCCCTTCTTTTAATATAATAGCAAACTCATTTTCAAATCTTAAATCTTCTCTTAAACTAAAAGTTCTATACCAATTTGCATAGTAAGTTAACATACTTTTATATCCTGTCTCTAACATGTCCAACCAACAAGCTTCATTTGGATACTCTTTCTCAAAATTTACTGAACTATTATTATGTAATATATTAAATAGAACCTTATCACTATATTCACTTATATAATACTTTTCTAATCTATCTAATTCTTCTTTCTTCCATGTTTCAACTAAAATTTCAAACTTATAGAGACTTAAATCTTTTTTACAAACCTCAAATTCATATAAAAAATTTTTATTATTCTTATTATTTTCTAATCCAATTACATGATTCTTAAGTCTTTTTTTTATATTTATACTCTTACCTATATAAAAATTTAAGGTAAATATATTTGTTATTTTATAAATTACATAAGCTCCGCTATAGTTATAATTTATTTCTTTAGTACCTTTTTTTATATCATATAAAGTTAACATATAAACTACCTCCTTTATATAAGATAGTTTAGCCAAAAGTTAACTAAAATATAGGGGAGAATGACTTACCCCCTATATAAGAAATAAAAAGAATGAAAGGGCATTGTTGTAATGCCCCAACACATGAAAAATTAAAGTTTTTTAGAAAGTACTTATGAAATTTACACAAGTACAATACATAAATAAATTAGGATGTACCCATATAAAGGTACAATTAAGTCACTAGAGCATTCTTCAATACAACCAAAAACAATTTATATATTAAAAGAGAAATTATGAAGAGAGAAATTATGAAAAACAAGTACAGCAAATTTTAAAATATTTTCTCTAGTGACTTAATTCTATCTTTACATTGACTTTTATATATGTTATTATATAATTGATTAATTATAAATATTTTTACAAAAAGTATTGAAAATAAACATATATAGTGATATAATTAAAGTGACATATAGTTTCTTTTTATAAAAAAGAGAGACTACTAAATTAATAGTAATCTCTAATCTGTAGCTCCAAACCCAATTCATGATTTCATCTAAACAAGCTACGGCACACACCACATTGCTACTGTTAAGTCCTAGTACATAGTTGGCTTAACCATCTTGTTTTGTACTTAAACAAGGCACTCCTAGTCTCGTGTGATTTTCCATTTTTGATTTAAAAATATCCCTTTTGGGATGACTGTTTAAACAGCATTGTCTTTTTTACTAGGCAAACCGAAATTTTATTAGTCGCATATCGGTTAGCGACCAGTTTTATTTTTTAAAAGGTACTGGTAAACCTACACTCCCACGGATACTCCGTATAACATTATATAATGTTAAAAGGTTTCTCTTTATTAGATACTCCCTCCCTATTGTAGCACTTAATCCAAAACGTTCTAAGCGTTGGTATGACTAGGTTTAAAGTGTTTTTTCTCTTTTAAAAATCCCCCATTTTTATTTTGTATAACTTTTAAACATATCAATAAACTTATCTCCATAAGTTCTAAACATAATCTCTATTGTTATATTTTCAATACCCTTTATAACTTCTTTTTCTTCTTTATTATTTTTCTTTATCTTAAAACATCTTTTTAATAAATGATATATTTTAGCTTTGGTTAACTTTTGCTCTCTAATATAGATTACGAAATTCCTTTTTAATTCTTCTTTAGTAATAACCTTATCTTTATATGTCATATCTACATTTAAATTTATAGCTTTTAATTTTTTATCCAAATCTTCAATTTGTAATGCTAATTTATTTATTTCTTCCTTATCTGCTTTATGTTTAACTTCTTTTAAAAGATCTCTTAAATATATATTTTTACTTCTTTTACTATCTTTTATTTTATCTAATTCTACCTGCACCATATCCATTGGTGTTGCATATTCTACATATATCTTATCTTTCCAAACTTCCCATTCTTTCTTTATATTGTTTAATATATTTATTAACTCAATATGCTCTTTTTTTATCTTACCTTTTTTATTAATTACATCTTCTTTTTTTAACTTCTTATCTTCTATATATTTTTCTATTGCTATAGAATTTCTTTTTTCTAATTCTTTTTTATCTGTAAGCTTTCTTTGTTTTAAAGCTTTAGTGTCTCCAATAACTTTGAAGAATAATGGCTTAACCCTTCTGTTATCTTTAAGATCGG